TAGTTGATGTGGTCAGGCCTGCATCTGGGATCATGTAGTAGATTGAAGGATAGCGTAGGATCACAATGCCAGAACCACCTGTCCTTCCGCCTACAGAGTCGCCCGGAGTTATCCAACCACCGCCCCCACCGCCCCCACCAGTGTTTGTAGTTCCCGCAGTTGATGATGCTACTAAAGAATTAGGTGTTTCTGAACTTAGGCTACCGTTTCCACCACCACCTTGTCCACCTAAACCTTGCTTTGACGCAGGTTGTGATCCGGGGTAAAGAGCTCCACCACCACCTCCACCACTGTAATAAGTAAGAGTACCCGTAATTAAACTTGTTCCGCCAACACCACCATTTGCCGCAGTAGTTAGTAATCCACTTGCACCAATGCCACCAGCACCGCCACCAGCACCACCTGCATAATTTGGAGGACTTCTATATCCGGCACCACCTGCATTACCTTGACTAGGCGTGGTAGAAGGGGTATTACCCGGCCCACCTGCATTTCCTGTAGATCCACCGGCTTGCCCACCGCCACCTGATCCACCTGATCCACCGGTATTGCTATAGCCGTTAGCAGAACTACCGCCACCGCCGCCGCCACCTGTTGAGGTAATACTACCAAATATACTATTACTACCCGCACTACCATTATCAAAAACCGCTCCTGGTCCTGTTCCACCGGCCCCCACTGTAACTGTATAAGTTGTAGTAAAATTTACTGTACTAGTTCCTGTTCTAAATCCACCTCCACCTCCACCTCCTGCAAGATATCCACCCCCACCTCCGCCACCGGCCACTACCAAGTAATCTAGACTCATTGTGGTCAATGAGCTGGTCACACCAGACACTGTGATCCAAGCTGCTAATGTGGCATCATAGTATTCAACACGATCTAGGTCGGTGTTGAATCGAACATAACCATCATTGACTGAAGTCGGGCGTTGGGCTGTGGTACCGCGAGGTAGGCTGAAGAATCCTGTGCTGGTATTGTCTCGATCCGACACATCAGCAGGTCCGGTTATGCTAGTACCCGATCGCACCCATGAATTACCGTCATAACGCCACACAGCATTATTATAGGTATAAGTTTGGTTAGTGGTGGGGTTTGAGGGAAAACTTATTGGCATAATCTAGTATTTACGTAAATGTTACAGTACCGGTTCCACCAGTTACAGTGTAGGTTTTATAACCAATTTGTGTAGTTGATGTGGAGACATTGGCAGTAATACCGGCTGAAAATGTGGCTGTGTATATGCTTGGTATGCGTAGGATCACAATGCCAGAACCACCTGCACCACTGGCATAAGCCGAAGGCGTGTTTCTAACCGCAGCACCGCCACCGCCACCGGTGTTAACTATGCCTGCGCCACCTGGTGCATTCATACCACTAGCCGACCCTCCTCCGTTGCCACCGCCTCCTAGTCCACCTAAACCATTTATGTAAACAGACCCGGCTGGTGCACCGCCCCAAACTGTACCGCCCCCACCACCTGCATAGGTAATATTTGTTCCAGTTATAGAACTATTGGCACCAATGCCCCCATTACCTGCTGTTTTTGCAGTTGTGGTAGCATTACTACCAACACCGCCTGCTCCACCTCCGCCACCACCTGCACCATCATATGACGAAGTTCCTGAACCACCAGCATTGCCTTGGCTTATTGTAGTCGAGGGAGTATTTCCCGGACCTCCTGCATATCCAACACCGCCCCAACCTCCACCACCGCCACCTGAACCCCCAGGTCCACCAGCTATGCGACCTCCACCATATCCTCCACCAGTGACTGTGATGTTTAAGAAAGTTGAATCAGACCCTTTAGATCCAGGTGTATCATATGTACTAGTACTTGCTCCACCGCCGCCCACTGTAATAGAGTACGGGACTCCTGTTGAAACTCCAGTGGATCCTGTTAAAAATCCGCCGCCCCCACCGCCGCCAAATAATTCAGCGCCTGACCCACCGCCAGCCACAACCAAGTAATCTACTGTGAGTGGTGGCGTAGTAGTAAATGAAATTGATCCTGTTCCCGCAGTAAATCTCGTATATTTCTCTGCGGCATTTATTGTGACTGTTTCTGCTGTTAAGCCGGTACCTAGATTGATATAGTAGTTGGTTGAATAGCGTAAGATAACTACGCCAGAACCACCTAAACCAAATTGTGTAGATGTTCCTGTAGCCGGTGCGTTAAAGTGACTTCCTCCTCCTCCACCACCTGTATTGGTAGATCCATTGAATCCATATGCGCCTGGATTATTACTTGTACCCGAACTTCCAGGTGCACCAGCACCGCCGCCACCTAATCCACCAGCGCCACCAGGATACGAATTGTATTGAGCATTTCCACCACCCCCTCCTGCATATGTAACATTAGTACCAGTGATACTACTATTTGCGCCAATTCCACCATCCCCGCCAGCAGTGTTAGTTGATGCTCCGCCTTGTGCTCCGGCGCCACCACCACCTCCAGCTGGATAATTTGGTGCAGCGAAATTACTGGGACCACCTGCGTTTCCTTGTCCAGTGGTTCCAGATCCACCTGCCCCCAACGCTCGCGCACTTCCGCCACCACTACCACCTGTTAATCCAGTGGCATTGACCCATCCACCACCACCGCCACCAATTGATGTAAAGATATTAAATTGTGAATTGGATCCGTTAGTACCTGTGTTACCACCTTGTCCTGGATACGCTCCAGTTGGTGATGCGCCACCACCACCTATACTTACAGTATAGGTTGAGTTAAGTTGTATATTGCTTTGAGTCCCTGACAATAATCCGCCTGCTCCTCCGCCACCCCCGCTGTGTCTTCCACCACCGCCACCACCTGCTACTACAAGATATTGTACTGATATTGGCGGTGTTGTTGAGAAACTAATCGTACCAGTGCCAGCTGTGAATGTGGTGATTTTATACCCACCAATAGTGATAGTTGACGCGGTTAAGCCAGCTGACACGGTTTCATAATATAAGATGGGATATTTGATAATGACGATACCGGAGCCGCCAGCTCCGCCGCTATAGCCTGTTCCTCCGTTGTTTCCACCGGAACCACCGCCACCACCAGTATTTGCAGTTCCAGCTATACCCGGATTTGCACCAGCGTTCCCACCGTTTCCCCCACCGCCTTTATCTGCTGTAACACTTGTATTTCCGCCTAAACCACCAATACCATTGTTTGGCGTATTTCGGTCATCTACACCGCCGCCGCCGCCACCTGCATAAGACACAGATGTTCCTGTAATGGATGAAGTTGTAGCAGAACCACCATTACCACCATTCATATTAGGGCTTGCTGGTGGTGCTGAACCTGAACCTCCGGCACCGCCACCACCCCCACCAGTTCCATATGGTTTATTTACCCCCACTGCTCCATTATTTCCTTGGGATGGTGAAGTAGAAGGCGTGTTTCCCGAACCACCAGTAAATCCTTGATTTGTCCCACCACCAGAACCTCCGCTCAGACCGTTTACACCTACTCTCCCACCGCCACCGCCGGCAGATGTAATAGTGCTAAATACAGAATTGCTGCCAGATCCACCACTTCCTCCTGCCGCTCCAGCCGTTCCACCACTACCAACAGTTACAGTATAGTCAGTTCCAGCGGTAACTGATAACCCTGTTTCGGTTCTGAAACCTCCTGCACCCCCACCACCCCCACGATCTCCTGCACCCCCACCCCCGCCAGCAACTACCAAATATTCTACATCAAAAGTAGTAGCGACACCGGCGCCAGCAGTTTGTTGTAGTGCCATCCATGAAGCGAGAGTACCGTTATAATATTCTATCTGTAAGGTAGTGGTACTGTATCTTATATAACCCGACTGTGGCGAGACTGGTCTCTGTGCGGTAGTACCAGCTGGTATGCTGATAAAATCTGTAGCTGAATTCGGTTGTCCGCTGACAGCCGCAATATTGGCCGAGCCTCCTCCACCACTGACCACTGCCCAAGCATTGCCAAAGTACACATTAAGGTCACCAGTTTCTGAATTCAACCATAAGTTGCCTTCCCCTGATCCAGCTGGTCGTGTTCCGCTTACTGTGACACTGGCTCCACCTCCACCTCCTGATCCTGCTGGCCCAGTGGCTCCGGTTAAGCCTGTAGCACCCTGTGTTCCGGCTGCACCAGTGGCACCAGTTAATCCAACATTTCCTAGTAGGCCTTGTGCCCCAGTGGCACCAGTTAAACCAGTGGCGCCAACAGGCCCAACTGCAACACCAGCCCAGGCACCACCATAATATATTCTTAGTTTACCAGTTTCGTTGTCTAACCACAAACTGCCCTCGGTACCGGTCACTGGTGCAGTATTACTAACTGTGACTGTAGCTCCACCTGATCCAATAGTGACATTACCGATTCGACTACCCGTTGGCAGGATTACTGCGTTATTAGAACTAGTGATTAATGCACCACCTAGATCAATGCTATTACCTGACAGATACAGATCACGCCAACGCTGTGAAGTCGACCCCAGGTCATAGCTTATGTTAGCACTAGGCAGTATGGCAGACGATACTGCTAATAAATTAGCCGACGGTCCCGTTGCACCAGTAGCCCCACTAGGTCCTACTGCTCCACTGGGTTGTACCCAATAAAAATCATCACCATCGTTATAATAGATTAATAATCTACCAGTATTGGTGTTAAACCATAATGCACCTACTGCCGGGGTCGATGGTGCTGTATCACTCACTGTGATTGTGGCACTACCTGATCCTACTCCAATGACATTACTGCCAATGCGACTGCCTTGGGGCAGCACAATAACAGATCCATTGGCCGAAATCTGTGCAGATCCAAGGTTAAGTACATTACCAAAATAAGCATCACGCCAACTTAATGCACTAGTACCTATGTCGTAGACATTACTGGCATTTGGAATTATACTGGTACTAACCGCTAATAAATTACTGCTAACACCGGTTGCACCAGCTGGTCCTGTGCTACCAGTGGCTCCTCCAGGACTACCTTGTACTCCAGTTGCACCAGTTGCACCAGCAGGTGCATAAAAGATCTTCCAGTACGAACCCGTCCAACGCCAAGTTATATTGGCGTGGGTGTAGGTCTCATTTAACTGCGGGTTCGCAGGAAAATTTGCGGGCATTGATTCCTAATCACTGTGGTGCAGGAATTTCTACCCAACTGGTTGTGGTTTCATCCCAGCTGTACATTTTGCCATCTGTGGGCATAGGAGTTGGTGGATCCCATAGGCAAGATGTTTCATTCAATACCCAACTTGCGAAAGGCTTAGGTGGAATAAAGGCATCACGCTCAGGATCATAGCTGTAGCCAATACCAGCATAGTTTTTACGAAATGGTGTGCTACTACCAGAATTGTGTACTCCGCCGTGTGTATTATAACTGGTACGCTTGCAAAGCTGACCACGGAATTGCCCGTAATGAGCTTCCCAGTCATAGTTTGATTCGTCTTTGCCTACGATTACTTCAGTCACAATATAATTTTCATCTAAAAAAGCATAATGTGCCATTCAAAATCTCCTAGTTTAGTTTTCTTTAATTATTTATCGATCCTAAAGCAGAAGTTCTGTAAGCTCCAAGTTATTTCCTATAACACCAACAGGAAATGTATTAAAGCTCAAACTAATCCTAGTCATTGCTTCTGCTTGAGTATTTTGTACCATGTGTTCCAATGAACTAGGAAATAAAATCAGTTGGGCTGGTTTGCTTTCAAACCACCAGCTTTCACTGTTAAATGTATTCCAATCACGTGCTTGGACTTTGAGTTGTTGATAACCAGTTTTGTAAAAATATATACGATCTTTGGTGGGATCCGACTGTATGTACAAAACGCCACTGACCATGCTGTTAGGATGTGCGTGTCTGTGATGAAATTGTCCACCATTGGTATAATTACTCCAACTTTGTGTAATACGCAGTTTCATAGCTGTATCAGGACAATATACTGCCTGAAAATACTGGTTTACGCTGTCCAGACAAAACTCTTTGAGATCAACTAGTTCAGGTTTACCTAGTACATAGTTATCTTCGCTGCTGGTATTGCCCATGTTGGGTCTTTGTGTTTGATTTTTGATAAAATTGAGTTCATGTTGTGTAAACTCTCTAGGCAAATCAAAAAAAGCCACTGGTATAGGAAATATTTGATTAAGTTGCATAATATTCTCGAGGTTGACCCCATACCCTCAAAGCAGCAATGTGTAGACTTTTTCCAGCACAAAGCATTATTGAATGTCTTTAATACTGGTATTTATTGATAAAAATCGTAAAGAAAATTTAATTAATAATATTGCTGTATAAATTGATTGTTTACTGGGTTTGATGAAAAATCTAAGGCCATTATGTATTTATTAGATTAAAATTATGTATATTGCGGGAAAAAAGCCAGCCAGCACCATCCCAACGCCAAGTATTACCGTTGTATGTATAGGTTTGACCTTGCGTGGGATTTGACGGAAATTGAATTGGCATTTAGATATTTATTGTGTACTTTTACAAATTAGGCAACATAAGAATCAGTGCTAGTAAAGGTATGATAGGTGTAGCCACCGGCACTAGTTATGGTTCCACCTGTTCCTCGTTGGCTTCCTAAATAACGAATTATTACAATACCCGACCCACCTGCACCACCTACTACCCAACTTGTATTTCCACCTGAGCTACCTGCCCCGCCTCCACCGCCCCCAGTGTTGGCTCCGCCCGCTGATCCATTACCGGTGGAACCAGCTGCTGGAGCATTACCGCCACCACCGTTTCCGCCAACTCCGCCACCTTGACCATTTACGCCACCGGCACCGCCACCACCTGATCTAAATGTACCAATTGATTGCCAATTTAATCCTGCTCCACCATTTTTGTCTGTGGCTGCCGCTGCGGCACCGCCACCTCCTCCTGCAGGATTAGGGCCACCATATCCATTATTACCTTGTCCTGCTATACCAGAACCACCAGTTTGATATCCTCCGCCGCCCGAGCCGCCCGAGCCGCCTGCATAACTGCTAGGCGCCGGGCCTGCTGTGGAACCACCGTATCCGCCGCCTGAAGCGATCGAACTTATTGCCCCACCGATAATACTACTACTACCGCCACTGGTAGCCGCTACAAATGGACTTCCTGCCCCTGCTGCTCCACCGGCACCAACTGTAATAGCATAGGTTACGCCTACCCCTAAGTTAACTGAATTAGTGACATATCCTCCACCTCCGCCACCACCGGCATAGGCACCTCCGCCACCACCTCCGCCACCACCTCCGCCACCACCTGCTACTATGAGATAGTCTATAGGATATACGCCAATTTGTGTGATATTATTCCACCCACCACTATAGTAAACTTCTAAAAAATTAGTGGTAGAATTAACTCTCATGGCACCGTTTACCGGAGTTCCGGGTCGATCTACTGTAGTTCCCACTGGTAAACCAAAATACCCAGTGGTGTTGGCAGAAACATTATAAACATTTGCTACACCACCAGCTCCAGCTGGGCCAGTGGCACCTTGGACTCCAGTAGCACCAGTGGCACCGGCCCCTGTAGCTCCTGTGACGCCTGTAGCTCCTGTGACGCCTGTGGCCCCTATTAACCCACCATAAGGTAAACTGTTCCAAGACGTACTTCCATTACCAATTTTGAATTTATCTGTGTCTGTTTCTATGCCCATTTCCCCGTCGGCTAACACAGGGTTAGCTGATGTCCATTCTGATGATGTTCCGCGTCTAAATTGAAATTGTATATTTGGCATTAATTTACTCCACCGCAATCAAAAACAGGACCTGCTGTATATATACTCGACGGTGTACCCCCATCAAAATTTATGGCAACATTTCCTGTACCGCCGCCACCGCCTGTGCCCGGAGCACCTGTTGCTCCAGTTGCACCAATTAATCCAGTTTCAAGATCTATTTGCCAACTGTATCCGTTGTATTTCCAACGAATATTGTTGTAAAGATATGTTTGATTTGCAGTAGGATTAGATGGAAAATTAGCTGGCATAATTGATATTTATTAAATTGCAGATCATTGTTTCAATGTCATTAAACTAAATTATCCACTTATTAGCATACCGAGCTATATTTAAGCAATCTTTAAGGCAACTCAATGGGCACCAATGGAACGATATTGCCTTGAATACTTGTGGCTCCCGTTGATCCTACTGCTACACCAGGGTACCAGATTTTTCCGTTGTAGGTCCAAGTACGTCCGCCTGACGTGTATGTTTGACCATTTGTGGGATTTGACGGAAATTGAATTGGCATGATTTAGTATTTACCCAATGGTAAATGTCACTGTTCCTGTGCCAGAGGTGAATGTGGTGATTTTATACCCACCAATGGAGACTGTTGACGCGGTTAAGCCTGCTGACACAGTTTCATAATATAAGATGGGATACTTAATAATAACAATACCGGAACCACCGGAACCACCTGCCGAATTGTTACTTGAACCGCCACCGCCTCCACCCCCAGTGTTTGTGGTTCCCGTAGATCCAGTTGTTCCTGATCCTCCAGCACCACCACCGCCGAGTCCACCTGCACTTCCGGCGCTTGCGCCACCTCCACCGGCGTAGTATGTTGCAGTTCCAGTGATTGAACTTTGCACGCCAATACCCCCTACACCTGGGCCACTAACTCCATTACCTCCCGAGGCGCCAGCGCCGCCACCAGCGCCACCAGCACTGTGATTATTGCCGTTGCCACCATTATTGCCTTGACTTGGTGTAACTGCAGGAGTATTCCCTGCCCCTCCACCTGAGTTCCAAGCACCGCCACCAGATCCACCAGAACCACCTACTGTATTTTTGCCAGCACCATATCCGCCACCAGCTGAGGTAATAGATGCCATTGTTGAATTGCTCCCGGTAGAACCTGAGTATGATCCACCGCCACCGCCGGCGCCGCCTGCTCCTACTATTACTGTATACGAAGTGCCAACGGAAACTCCAAGAGTGCCTGTTCTAAATCCTCCAGCACCGCCACCACCACCTTCATGGGTATTGGATAAACCACCGGATCCACCCCCACCCCCAGCCACTACTAAGTATTCAACATTAACTAGAGGTGAGGCGCCAAACTGTAGCCATTGTCCCGCAGCAATGCTATAAAGTTCACCATAACCAGTGCTAGTATTAAATCTTAAAGCACCGTTAATCGGTGTGCTAGGTCGTTCAGCAGTTGTCCCAGACGGTAATCCAAAATAACCAGTGGTATTAGCAGCTACATTATACACATTAGCTACGCCACCACTAACACCTAAAACACTATCGCCAGCACTGTTAACAATGCCGCCGCCCACAGGCAACTGTAAATTACCGCTGGGTAAAAAATGAAAGTTCTTTCCTGATTCATTGGGATTAATGGTCAACCCATTTGCGGCGGCAGCATTTTTGATAATAATGATGGGATCGCCGTTGTTGTTACTGCCATATGCTGCGTCAGTAACGATGCCGCCACCTGCAGGCAACTGTAAATTACCATTGGGTAAAAAATGAAAGTTCTTTCCCGATTCATTGGGATTAATGGTCAACCCATTTGCGGCGGCAGCATTTTTGATAATAATGATGGGATCGCCGTTGTTGTTGCTGCCATAGGTTCTTTCTGCGATGATGTCGTTTATTTGAACACTGGTGCCGGTTGAACTGATAGTGGCATCGCCTAATTTGATTGAATTGCCGCTGAGATAAAGATCGCGGAATCTATATGACTGGCTGCCTAAATCATAGGTCACATTTGCAGCAGGTACAATATGGCTAGCAACTGAAGCGAAGTTGACACCACTTGAAGAAGCGATAGTGATTGTATCAGTTGTTGGATTGGCTGCAAGAGTAATATTTGTGCCAGCAACAAATGTTAATGTATCACCCTTGCTATCAGCAAAAATGCTATTTGCACCAATCGTTATTCTTGAGAATGTATTTGTAGAATATCTAGCCTCAGCGTTAGCAACTTGAATGCGATCTGCGATTAGTGTACGAAGTGCGGTATTTGTAGATGTTAAACCAGTTTTAACATTCGCAATGGATGCATTTGTATTAGCCAATGCTGCACGTTCGATTGCTTTAGTTTGATAAAGCGCAGATGCATTAGCGACCTGTAGTCTATCTGCAATCAGTGTGCGAAGTGCAGTATTAGTTGATGTCAGATTAGTTTTAGCATTTGCAATAGATGCATTTGTATTGGCCAATGCGGCTCGTTCAATTGCTTTAGTTTGATAAAGTGCAGATGCATTAGCAACCTGTAGTCTATCAGATACAAGAGTTCGAAGCGCGGTATTTGTAGATGTTAAACCAGTTTTAACATTCGCAATGGATGCATTTGTATTAGCCAATGCTGCACGTTCTATATCTTTTGTTTGATAAATTGCGGCGGCGTTGGCAACTTGCAATCTATCTGAGATAAGAACCCGAAGTGCAGTATTGGTTGATGTTAAACCAGTTTTAACATTCAATATTGATGCATTAGTATTGGCTAGCTGACTCTTGATGAAAGCATTGGTATTTGCAAGGGCTGCACGTTCTACATTTTTTGTTTGATAGATTGCGGCAGCATTTGCAACCTGCAATCTATCTGAGATAAGAACCCGAAGTGCAGTATTGGTTGTTGTTAAACCAGTTTTAACATTTGCAATGGATGCATTTGTATTAGCAAGAGCCGCACGTTCAATTGATTTAGTCTGATATATTGCAGCGGCATTAGCTACTTGTAATCTATCTGCAATCAATAAGCGAAGCGCAGTATTGGTTGATGTCAAATTGGTCTTAGCATTTGCAATAGATACATTTGTATTAGCCAGAGCAGAATTAAATGTAGCTTCTGATACTCCGCCGCCGCCGCCGCCGCCGCCAGTTGATGAGATGGTAATAGTATCTGTAGCAGGATTTGCCGCCAGTGTGATATTTGCACCGGCAATAAATGTTAAAGTATCATTCTTGCTATCCGCAAATATATTATTCGCACCAATTGTTATGCGAGAAAATGAATTTGCCGCATATTTTGTATCAGCATTAGCAACTTGCAGTCTATCGGAAATTAAAGTCCGAAGAGCTGTATTGGTACCTTGAATATTACTGCGAATATTTGTAATAGACTGGTTTGTATTAGCCAAAATTTGCTTTACATATGCATTGGATGCTGCATATGCTTTAGTGGTATATATTGCAGCGGCATTAGCAACCTGCAATCTATCTGCAATCAATAAGCGAAGCGCAGTATTGGTTGATGTCAGATTGGTCTTAGCATTTAAAATTGATGCATTGGTATTAGCAAGAGCAGCACGCTCGATTGCTTTTGTCTGGAATGTTGCAGTTAGATATGCATTAGATACTAAATTTTCTACTTGACCTGATTTAGTAATAATCTTTAACTGACCAGTTTCACTTGATTTAAGTGTCGTATTACCAAGAAATATTGTGCTACCGCTAAGAAATAAATTAGCAAATCTACGACCGGCCGAACCAATATTAAATGTATTATTTGATGCTGGAATTATTGAGTGGGTTTGAAGTGTTGTGGATATATTATTACCAATAGCAACACTTTGAACTTGAACAACAGTAGAATTACCTGAAGCAGTAACGGTAGCACCAACAAAATCAATGCTGGTTACACTGCTGCCTACAACGGAACCTTCTTCTTTGATGGTGATGGATCCGCCACCACCTACTGTATTAGCTTGCCATTTATTTAAAGTAGAATTATAAACAAGCGCCTGTCCATTTGTTGCATTTGATACTGTATTAAAATCTACATCATCTAGCTTTTCTAGCAAGACTTCACCAGAACCACCACCACCACCAACCATGGCTAGACGGGTTGTCTGAGAACTAATCTTTTGTGAAAGCTGTTCAAACCTATCATTAAGCTGCTTTGAAACTGTGCTTACATCACCAACTGGCCCTGGAGGACCAGCTTCACCACGAGGACCGGGCCCGCCGCGATCACCCTTAGGTCCAGGTAATCCGCGATCACCCTTTTCACCCCTTTCTCCCTTTGGTCCTTGTGGCCCCTGTGAACCAGGAATACCAGGAGGACCACGATCACCCTTAGCACCTTGCGGACCACCAGATGGACCCGGAGGTCCTTCTGGTCCCTGTGGAATCTGACGAATCTCTCCAAGCAGCTTGCTTTCTACGCGATCTGCCTCATTCTGTGCAGCCTTAATGGCTGCAGCAAGTATCTTTGCTGCTTCTAGAGATAGAGTCATCCCTTTAACCCTTTTGCCTGATTGATCATATCATCGAGTTCAGGATCTGATAGATCAAGTATTGTTAATGTGTCAATAAATTCTCTTGAATTTACAGATTCTAATACCTGTGTCATATCTTCAACTAAATTTTTTTCATCTTCTGTAAGAGAAACTACACCGTCATCAAATGATTCTGAAAATGGTGCAGGTCTTTTATTTTCTTGATTTTTCTTTTGAGGTGGCTCATCATCTGGTGTCATTTCAGGTTGAGCTTTATTAGCTGCAATTGCTTGATCCATTTGATTAGCACTATCTATTTGCATATTAGATTCAAGTTCTTTAATTTGATCATCCGACATGCGAAGAACATTCTTCTGCACCCATTCTTTTGTATAATACATTCCAACATATGGGCTAATAGTATTCAGCAGCTGTAATCTTGAAGAAAGGACTTCTTGGTCTTTTAGCTCTGTAAAATAATTATCTTTTTGGAAATCATATCGAATATATGATCTCATCTCAAGCCATTCTTCACGATTCATCACACCCTTGAGGGCTAGCTGAATACCCATGAGATGATCAAATAGCATTGTAAAGCGATGACGTAACCGACTGATAAATCTTGCAAATTTTATTTCATCGCGAGTAATTTCATTTGATCTACCAAGAGTAAATCCACCATTTCGATCAAGACGTGAAATAGGTACTGATAGAGCTTCATAAAGCTTCTTACGGAAATAATCTACGTCGGTCATTTCACCAAGATTTTGTCCGCCAGGTAGAGTTGTAATTTCTGTACCACGAGCACCTTCACGACGCGGAAGCCAAAAATCTTCAAGCATTGTCATGAATTTGCGGTCATCACGAACTTCACCTGTTGTGGCATCATATACTAGACGGTTCTTATGCTTGATCATAATGTCGCGCAGATATTGTTCTGCTTTTGGCTTGGGTAGGTTACCAACATCAATATAGAAAATTCGACGTTCTGGTGCGCGGCTAAGACGATAAATTACAACCGCATCTTCAAGCATTCTTACCTGATTGAGAGGCTTGATGGCCTTGTGAAGATAAGAAAGCACCATACGGTTTCTATTATCAAGCAGACCAGAATTTACATAGCAGATAGAATCCGGTGAAATCTTTATACCTTGCGAATATGCTGAACCGGCAAGACCTGCAGGATTATAAAGATAATATTCTGAATATGCGGGAACTGTTGGATTCTTATTCTTTGCTGCATCATTTTCTTTTTTCTGCGGTACTCGCACCTTACGAATTCTGCGAGGATCAACATATCTAAGTTCTTTGATACCATCAGCAGGTCTCTTGACATCGATCATGATGTGATAGTAAAGACGACCGTCAACATACCAACGACGGAAAATTTCATAGCAAATATTTGAGAAGTCTAATAGCTCAAGAATATAATCAAATTCTTCTTCAATGCGCTTCTTAATTCTATCGGGTTGCTTAAGGTCATCCATAACAATTCGAACAACACTGGCATCAGCATCTGTAACAAGAGCTTCATTTACAATGTCATCAACTGCGGCCTCAACCTCAGCATTCATTGACATTTCGCGATAGCGTGTGATAAGTTCAGCTTCGCTCTTTGCGGTACCTTCTAGATCGACAAATGTGCCATATGCACCACCTGGTGCAATTTCAACTGCACCATCATCTTTCTGCTCTGGGACGAATGAGGGAATCTGGACGGCCTTTTTGGCATCATCCTCAGCCCGTCCAATGCGGAATCCAAATAACTCTATAGCCATTAAAGGTCCTCAAAAAAATAGGTCCGCCATATTTAGCGGACCTATCGGTTAGTTCCGCGTTGCGGGATACCGTTATATCGCAAGCGTCCCAGTATTGCCAGGTGTAGTTAGATCCCAGTAGTCGTACGCAAATTCAACGGGGAAAGTCTCAATCTGCTCACCATTGTCCCAAGCAAGGTCGATAGCACCAACCTCAGTCGGGAAGATGTTTACAAAGCGGTATGTGCGTAGTGCCTCACCCGTCTTTGCATATTGTGTCACTGTAGCTGTGGTTCTATATGATGCAGAAGTTGCAAGATTAGCAGCACGCAGGTTGACCTGGTGAGCATTAATTGCATTGCTCCATACTTCCATGGCATGTCTTACCTGGAAATCTTCATCATTAAGAATATCAGCTCGCCAGCTTGCAAATGTGCGAGTACCAGCAATCTTAATACGTCTTCCGAAATAAGCTTGCTCAATTACTCCAAGGCTGCTCTGAGGAATCTGAGCGGCCCGACAAGTAAATGATACTCTTTCACCAACATTAGGCACACCAGCAGGCGTGTCAATAATTACGCTAAAGAGTGATGGGCGGGCCCCACCCAGTGGAAGCCCGGCCGATGAAAACTCTGAGACATTGAACGGCATATCTTATCTCC